GGCCTTGTGGCGCGGGCCGAGGAGCTGCGCGGCCAATACCGCCGCTGCATCGAGGAGCTGACGGCCGCGCAGCTGGAGGTCGAGCGGCTCATTGAGACGCTGGAGCCGAGGGAGCGGGAGATCTTCCGGCTGCGGTACATCGACGGCGCCAAGTGGGAGGACATCTGCGTGATCATGTCCTACAGCTGGCGGCAGGTCCACCGAGCGCACTCGGCGGCGCTCCGGAAGCTGGAAGAGGCCGAAAAGGACGCCGGGGAAAAGTGAAGATCCAATTAAGAGAAGTGGAACAAGACGAAAGGGCTTGTTCCGCTTTTCGGCTTTCTTGTTCCACTTCCGGGGATTCGGGCGCGCCCAAAGCGTGCAGCATCCACTTTGCTGTGTTGAAGAGCGTTGCCGTTGTTCCGCCCGTTGTTCCACTTTGCAAAAGCTCAAAGCCATTGGAAAACAAGGCTTTTTGGCCTAAGTGGAACAAGGGCAACAGTGGCAACAAAACTTTTAAGAAAGTGTCAGATAAGGGCGTACAGCACAGGGTATATACGGTATACAGGGGTATTTAAGTGTTTTTGGAAAAATGGCGTTGCCGTTGTTGCCGTTGTTCACTTTAACGCCGTCGGCGCAGGATGGCATGGAATAGCACACTCCGATGTGCTATACTGACAGCGTGAAGGGCTGCCGGGAGGCGGCTCTTTTTCGTACAGGCAGGACGGCATGAAACGTCCTGTCTGCGGTTCTCTCTTCTTGGACAAGCTGCGGCCCGTAAGCAACAGTTCGCTTCGTCGCTCCGTCCGGAATGGCGGCAGGGCATAAGAAAAGACCGGGCGGCGAACCCGGTCTTTTCTGATCTCAAACTTATTGATGCGGCGGACTCCTTCCGTCAGCGGCGGAGCCGCTGCCACCTCCCTCGGGGAGGGAGGCACAATCCCTCCGGCGCTGCGCGCCACCTCCCTTTACACAAGGGAGGCATGGGGGCCGCCCTCTCCGTCAGCTTTGCTGCCACCTCCCTCGGGGAGGGAGGCACAATCCCTCAGTCAGCCTTGCGGCTGACAGCTCCCTTTGCACAAGGGAGCCTTTGCACAAGGGAGGCTTTACGCAGGGGCGGCGGGGCGTCCCGGATAATTTTTCAGGCAGGTGGTGGTTGTGGGTTGCTGCGGACGTCTGACAGACCGGCAGAAGGCTTTCTGCGACGAATATCTCATTGATCTCAACGCGACGCAGGCCGCGCTCCGCGCCGGGTACAGCCCGAAGGGGGCGCAGCGCATGGCGGTGCGGAATATGCAGAACCCGCTCGTGCAGGAATATCTCAACGAGCGGCGCGAGGCGCGCAGCAAGCGGACGCAGATCACGCAGGACTTCGTGCTCGGGGAGCTTATGAAGATCGCAACGGCGAACGGCACGGATTTTGCCAGCGTGGGCAAAGGGAACCGCGTCCGGCTCACGCCGACGGAGGAGCTGCCTCCGGAGAAGCGGGCGGCGGTCGCCTCGGTGAAGAAGGGACGCGACGGCATGGAGATCAAGACCTACGACAAGCTGCGGGCGCTGGAGCTGCTCGGCAAGCATCTGGGCATGTTTGACGCGAAGAGCGGACGCGAGGAGGCGGACGCGCTCGAAAAGCTCGACCGGCTGCTGGAGGGGATCGGCGATGCTGCGGCTGAGTGAGAAGCAGAAGGCGTTCTGGCGCGAACCGTATCACCGGTGGAACATAAAGCACGGGGCGACGCGCTCCGGCAAGACGTATCTCGACTTTTTCGTTATCGCCCGCTCCATCCGCGAGCGGAAGGGGCTCGACGGGCTGATCGTCCTTATGGGCAACACGAAGGGGACGCTGCAGCGCAACGTGATCGAGCCGATGCAGAACATCTTCGGCGCGGCGCTCGTGTCCAGCATCCGCAGCGACAACACCGCGACGCTCTTCGGCGAGCGGGTGCATTGTCTCGGCGCGGACAACAGGAAGCACGTGGACCGGCTGCGCGGCGTGAGCATCAAGTACTGCTACGGCGACGAGGTCGTTACCTGGGAGCCGGAGGTCTTCGAGATGCTCAAGAGCCGTCTCGACAAGCCGTACAGCCGGTTTGACGGCACGTGCAACCCCAAGGAACCGGACCACTGGTTTAAGAAATTCATTGACAGCGACGCGGATGTCTTCGCGCAGCAGTACTGCATCGACGACAATCCGTTTCTCGACGCCGACGTGCGGGCCGCGATGAAGCGGGAGCACAGCGGCGTTTTTTATGACCGTTACATCCTCGGCGAGTGGTGCGTGGCCGAGGGGCTCGTGTTCCCGTACTTTTCCGCGGAGCGCGGGCGATGGCTCACCGACGCGCCGCGGGACGGCTACTCGAAGATCTGCGTCGGGCTCGACTTCGGCGGCACGGGATCGCTCAACACGATGTGCGCCGTCGGGTTCGTGAACGGGTACGAGCGGATGGTCGTGCTCGCGGAGAGCGCGCTGCCGCGCGGCGAGCGGATCGACACCGAGGGCATCGCCGCGGCCTGCGCGGATTTCTGCGCGAGCGTGCGGGAGCGCTTCGGACGGTATGACCACGTGTTCGGCGACGCCGCCGACCCCGCACTCATAAACCGCGTGGCGGCGATCCTGCGCGGGCGCGGGCTGCCCTGGCGGTGCGTCGGCGAGTGCGTCAAGACGCCGCTGGAGAGCCGCCCCGTGAGCGTGGACGGGCTGCTCTGCGCCGACCGGATCCGGATCGACCGGCGGTGTACGGGGCTTATCACGGCGCTATCGCAGCTGCGCTGGGACGCGGACAAGCCGAGCATACCCGAGGACAAGAATCTCGGGAACATCAACGACTACTGGGACAGCTTCAACTATGCATGGAGCGCCTGGACGGATTATTTTGACCGGAGGGCAAGATGAAGGAGCATGTAAAGGCCTATTTGGAGAAGGCAGGATACGCCGTCAACACGGTGGCCGCGGATATCCTGTGGAAGGCGGACGACTGGTACCGCATCCGCGAGACGGACGACCACCGGCGCGTGACCGTGAGCGGAGAGCGCTACTCGCTCGCCCGGATGGGCTTTGCCAAGCGCGCGGCCGCGGACGACGCGAATCTCTGCGAGGTCGTGGAGATCAACGCGGGGAGCAACGACGAGGCGGTGCACGAGATCCTTGCCGCCAACCGGTTTGACACGCAGTACCGCGAGCAGCTGGAGCTCACCAGCGCGGAGGGGACGAGCGCCTGCTATGTGCGGCTCGAAGACGCCGACGTGATGAGCGACGGCACGCTCTCCGGCGGGCGGATCTGTCTCAACTATATCGGCGCGACCGGCTTTCTGCCGCTCACGGTGCAAAACGGCGAGGTCGTCGAGGCGGCGTTCTGCGGCGAGGCTCTCCGCGGCGCGCAGAGCGCGGACACGCTCGTGATATGCACGCTCGATCCGGAGGGGAATTACCAGTACAAGACCGTGATCTTCACCGAGGACGGCGAGGCCGGCAGCGAGCAGACGGTGCAGCTCGGCAATGTGCGCCCGTTTGCCGTGATGCGCACCGCCGAGGTGAACAGCATCGACGGCATGCAGGGCTACGGATACCCGAAGGTGTACGGCGCGATACCGGTGTTCCTCGGGCTGGACGCGGCGTTTTCCGCGCTGCTGGACGACGTGGACACCGCCGAGAAGATCACGCTCATCAACGAGCGGATCTGCGGCTTTGACGAGAAGGGCCAGCCGATCGCGCCGAACGAGGCGATGAAGCGGCGGTTCGTGTTTCTCGGCGACAAGCTGCCGCAGGCGGGCGATCTGATCCACGAGACGTCCCCGCAGATCCGCATCGATATGTTCCGGCCGACGATCGAGTTTCTGCTCTCGCTCATGAGCCTCAAGTTCGGCTACGGCACGAAGAAGTATTCGTTTGACGCCTCGGGCGTCGTGCAGACCGCGACGCAGTACATCGGCGAGCGGCAGGACATGATGCAGGAGCTCAACCGGCAGCGCTTCCAGGCGAAGCAGTACATCTGCGGGATCATCCGCGCGGCGCTGTGGTTTTCCAACACGTTCTGCGGCACGGCCTGCGATCTTGACGAGGAGATCCGGATCGAGTTTGACGATTCCTACATCGAGGGCAAGACCGAACGGCTCGAGGGCATGCGGCAGGACGCGCTCGCCGGGCTCGGCGGCGTCCATGTCCGGGCCAGGTATCTGGCGGCGAAATACAATCTTGAGGAAGACGAGGCGCTCGCCTGGGCGCAGAGCGCGGACGAGGACTACGCCGAGGGATCGGAGAACGACTTCCCGACGGTGCAGAATATCCTGCGGAGGCGCTGAGCCATGCTGACGGAGGAGCAGCTCGAGATCTACGGCGGCGTGCTCGTGCCCGTGTTTCAGCAGCTCGAGCAGGACATCATCGCGGATATCGCCCGCCGCGTCCGGAAGGAGGAGCGGTGGACGGAGACGGCGGAGCTGCAGGCCGAGGAGCTGCGGCGGCTCGGCTGGTCGCCGTACCGCATCCGGATCGAGGTGATGCGGCGGCTGCAGGCGAACAAAGAGTATGCAGCCATGGTCGAGCGGAACACGCTGGAGGCAAAGGCCGCGCAGCAGGCCGCCATCGACGAAGCGCGCGAGGCGCTGCGCGAGCAGGCACCGGAGCTCTTCGAGACCGTGGGGAACATGGCGTTCCGCAACGACCTTTCTCTCTGGGAGCAGGCGGGGCAGCGGCTCACGCGCGGCGGCGCCGTGGACCGGGCCGTGCGCGAGATGCGGAAGCGCGCGACGGGCGATATACTGAATCTCACGCGGACGATGGGTTTTTCCTTTCCGACCGGCAGCGTGCCGGCACGGCGGGCGTTTACTGCGGCGCTGAACAGCGCTCTGACGCAGGCCGTGAGCGGGACGGTATCCTATCAGCAGGCGTGCGCCAACGCCGTGCGGCTGCTGACGCAGAGCGGCCTGCGGCACATCGATTATAAAAACGGCGTCACGCGGCAGATCGACACCGCGGTGCGGAACGCCGTGCTCACGGCCTCGGCGCAGCTCTCCGGCGAGATCATGCAGGCGAACATCGAAGAGAGCGGCGTGGCGTATGTGCAGGTGTCGGCGCACTGGGGCGCGCGTGACAGTCATGCCGTATGGCAGGGGAAAGTGTATTCCCTTGCCGAGTTTCGCAGCGTGTGCGGGTACGGCGAGCCGTCCAACCCCGATCACATCTACTCCTACAACTGCCGGCACACGCATTATCCGTACTGGCCGGGGATCTCCGAGCCGGTCGAGTATCCGCCGGAGCCGGGGCCGTTCGAGGCGGACGGGAAGACGTACACCTACTACCAGGCGACGCAGCGGCAGCGGGCAATGGAGCGCAGCATCCGGGCGATGAAGCGCGACGCGCTCGCGCAGGACGCGATGGGGGACAAGGGCGCTCTGGCGGCGGCAAAGATCCGGCTCGACGAGAAAACGGCGGCGTACAAGCGCTTTTCCGCGCAGGTAAATATGCGCCCGAGACTTGAAAGGACGCAGGTTTTCGGGTATGATAGGAGTGCGGAGGCAAGTGCGCGTTCGGCGGTCGCTGAGATACTGAAGCAGTTCGGCGTCCCGGAAGGCGGAATGCTTCGCCGGTCCGGAAACCGCGGCGTTTTCGCTGTGCTTCCGGAGCGAATGACAAAGAAACATATCCGTGAAGTCGCCAAAGAGTATGGAATCAGCTTGCGGGGATTGAAACTTCTGATAGATGCGGATGAAGACAAGCTGAGCGAATACTTCGGATATTCTGGTCGCGCAGACCCGTTTGATACGGGACGAATCGACTTTTTCCCCAAGGCGTTCACAAGTAAAGAGGAATTGCTGCGAACATTATATCATGAGCGTGTTCATGTTTTGCAATTCAAGGAGTTTGGCGGGGAGTATGTGCAGCTTCACAGGGCTCATTTTGAAGACCTTGCCTATACCGCTGAAAATGAGTTTATAGAAAGATTGAAGAAGGAGGGAAGATTGTGAAAGGCTGGGAGAAAAACGTGGTATTGTATGCCAGAACTCACGCAGCCGGTGCGTGTCCTGTCTGCGGAAAGAATAGTGTGACTGTGCAGGAACATATTTCCGGCAACAGACACAGTCTGACGTTCCGCTGCCGGGATTGTGGGGCTGGAGATCATTTTGACGGCGCGATACCGCAGAAAGAGCAGGATCACAGCTGAACTATAAATTCCTTTGGTTCGAGGACTTTTGCCGATGGATAATTTCAAAGCAGTATACAGGATCCTGTCGGCGCTGGAAAAGGCTATGGATTACCCGGCGTTTGACATCGAGCAGATCGGCGCTCATGCGCTCGGCGTTTCGGATGAACGTTGGTGCCGGTACATCGAAATGATGGCCGACGTCGGATATATCAAGGGCGTATCCCTGTCGCGGAGTATTTCCGGCGATATGATGGTCGACGCGCAGAACATCCGCATAACGCTGAAAGGACTTGAGTATCTGCAGGAAAACAGCATTATGCAAAGAATTTATAAAGCCGCGAAGGGAATAAAGGAAATCGTTCCCGGAGCTTAAAACCACCCATCTTCGGATCGGTGGTTTTTTCGCACCCAATTTCACAAATCGGAGACGACACGGAGACGTGCCGTCTTTTTATTTGCGCCGACGGGCGGTAAACGGAATACAAGCCGACGGGCTGAAAACGGAGGATAAACAGTATGGCAGAACCCATTCCCGCGCCGGTACCGACTCCGGCGCCGAACAACGCGCCCACTCCCGCGCCGGCGGCTGCGCCGAAAGCGGAGGATATCGCAGCGGCGCTCCTCACCGCGCTGGAGACCCGCCAGCAGCGGACCGAGCGCAGCGTCGCCAAGAGCTTCTCGGAACAGTACGGGCTTTCCGAGACGGAGATCTCCGACATTCTCGCCAGGGCCAAGGCGGAGAAGGAGGCCAAAATCCCGGAGGCCGCCCAGGCGGAGATCACAAAGCAGCTTGAACGCGCCAACGGCCTTCTCATCGCCGCGGACGTACGCGCCAAGGGCGCGGCGCTCGGCCTTGTAGACGCCGACACGGCGCTGCTGCTTCTCGACAAGAGCAAGATCAAAGTGGACGACAAAGGTATTGTGACGGGCACGGAAGAGGCTCTGAAAGACCTGCAGTCGTCCAAGGCGTATCTTTTCGCCGCGCAGCCCACGGGCCAGAAGGGCATCGTCGGCGGGAAGATCGACAACCCCAATCCGGGCGGCGAGCCGGACGGCGTTACGGCCGCTTTTCTTCGCCGGAATCCCGGTATGAAACTTTAAGGAGGAACAAATTATGCCTACAGGCGGAACCAATACTACTCACACCCTTCAGGAACGCTATTCTTCTCTCGTGCTGGCGAAGATCCGCCAGGAGCTTGTGCTCAAGGACGGCGTCATCTTCAACAACGACTATGAGGGCAGCCCCAAGGCGGGCGCCGTCAAGATCCCCGTGCGCGACACGGAGGTTGCCGTTTCCGACTACGACAAGGCCAACGGCATCACCGCCGGCACCGGCGGCACGGCCTATGAGACGATGACCGTCGACAAGGACAAGGGCGTCAACGAGATCATCGACGGCTATGACGCTGCCGGTGTACCCGACAATCTCGTGGCGGATCGTCTCGACAGCGCCGGGTATTCGCTGGCCGGGCAGATGGACAGCGACGGCGCCACGGTGCTGATCGCCGGGGCGACGGCACTCAACGTTGCCCAGCTCGGCAAGGACAACATCTGGGAGACGATCGTTGATATCCGCACTGCCATGAGCAAGGCGAACATCCCCAACGACGGCAAGCGCTATCTGCTCGTCACGCCGGATACCTACGCGCTCGTGCTCAAGTGTCCGGAATTCACCCATGCGTCCGATCTCGGCGACGCGGTGCTGCAGACCGGCGCGCTCGGCAAGATCGCGGGCTTCCTCGTGTTCGAGTGGAACGACACCACGGCAAACCTTGCCATGGTCGCCGGTCATCCGCGCTTTGCCACCCGCTGCAAGGAGTTCGCCGTGCCGGTGCATCTGCAGGATCTTTCCGGCAGCGGCAGGTACATCGGCGCTTCCGCCGTGCAGGGCCGTCTGGTCTACGCGCACAAGGTGCTGCGCAGCGTGGCGATCCGCGCGGTGTACTCGCCCGGTGCGCTGGCTGTTACCGCGGCGCAGGGCGCGGCCGCGGGCGGCACGAAGCTCACCGTGACCGGCGCGTCCGGCACGCTGAAATACACGAAGAACCCCGCGTCCCGCGCGGTGTTCGGCACGGCCTACGGCGGCACGGCTCTCACGAGCGGCACGACCGAGATCGCCGACTGCGCTGCCGGCGACGTGATCGAGGTCGCGGAGATCGTCTCCTCCAAGGTCAAGAGCGTCGGCTACATCACGCTGAAAGCGTCCGAGATCAAGGCGTAAGAAGGCGGAGGCGGCGCATGAGCTACGCGACGTGGGAGTATTACAGCGGCAGCCACACCGCCGTGCAGACCGAGCAGGAGTTTACCCGATTGAGCCGCGTCGCTGCCCGGAAGATCGATATCTTTACCGGGCAGCGCGCCGCCGGTGCTGCCGGATATAAATCAGATGCCGTGCGGGAGTGCGAGTGTCAGCTCGTCGATTATCTGCACGCAGCGGAGGCCACGGCGCAGGGGCAGGGCATCACGAGCGTATCGAACGACGGATACTCCGAGAGCTACCAGGCTTCAACGCCGGAGCTGCTGGAGGCGAATCTTCGTGCTGTGGCGTTTGCCTGGCTCTCCGGCACCGGACTGATGGGGGCGTTCTGATGGGGCCTTTATTTACGGATACCGTCACCGCCTACCATCGCACGCGGCAGGGCCGGGCGGACATCTGGACGCGGCGCGAGCTGCGCGGCGTCCAGTGGCGGCAGAAGACCGTCCGCACCGCGCTGGCCAACGAGGCCGGAAAGATCCTCTATGCCGCGGAAACGACCGTCACGATCCCCGCACCGGCGGCCCCGGGCGGTCTGACGCTCGCGCCGGGGGATGTGCTGGTGTTCGGCGCGTGCGCTGCGGAGATCTCCGAGGAGTATACCGAGGACGATCTTATCCGCGGCCACGGCGCCGTGATCGTGCAGAGCGTAGCGGACAACACGCTGCGGCCTCGGCTGCGCAGCTGGAAGGTGGTGTGCGTCTGATGGCGGTAAAATTCACCATGAAGTCTACAAGAGAGCTGCTGAAGGCGCGCGGGCTGATTGCGGGGGATACCGCCCAGAAGTTCGTAGACGGCGAGGTGCTGCGCCGCTGCGCGCCGATGGTGCCGTTCGACAGCGGCGCGCTGAACCGAAGCGGCACGACCAACACCCGCCTCGGCTCGGGTGAGGTGCGCTACGCCACACCCTACGCCCGGCGCTGGTATTACCGGCCTGCGAACTTCACCGGCGCGCCGATGCGCGGGAACTACTGGTTTGAGCGGATGAAGCAGAACGGCGGGAAGGACGCCATTCTGCGCGGTCTGGCCAAACTTACGGGAGGGAACGCCAAATGACGGTAAGCGAGAGCATCATCCGCTGGCTGTACGGATTCGGCGATATCGAGGCCGGAGACCGCATCGAGACCGACCAGCTCGACGGCGAGGCGGGCAGCTACGGGCTTTATAAGCAGCCGACGAAGGACGTTGTGCCGTTCGTTGACGGCAGCCGCGACGTTACGGAGTATTATTACCTGCTCGCGCGGCAGTCCTCGAAGGCCGAGGCGTCCCGCGTGGACAACCAGGCGTGGATGGAATCACTGGAAAGCTGGGTGCGGCAGAAGAGCCGCTCCGGGGATCTGCCGCAGCTGGACGGCGGGAGAAGCTGCCACGCCGTCGGCGTGTCCGTCAGCGCATATATGTCCGGCGCTGCCGAGAGCGGCACATCGGAATATCAGATCACAGTATCTATCAACTATACGGAGGTATGAATTATGGCAAAAGTCATGCGGTACATGATCGCGGACTATCTCAAAACGGGCTCTACGCCGAGCGATACCTACTCGCTCATGGGCACGGGCTTCACGACGCTGGACGAGAACCCCGCCGCCAAGGTGGAGAAGACGCCCTACATCAACGATAAGAGCGCGTCCGGCACGATCACCGGGTACGAGAACTCGTTTGCATTCGATACGCAGATGATCTCGGACGACGCGGCGATCTCGTTCCTTTACGACATTGCCCGCAATCAGAAGACCGGCAGCGACGCGGAGACGGACTACATCCGCGTTGATCTCTACAAGGACGAAGCCGCCGGCGCATATCCGGCGCGGAAATTCCGCGTGTGCGTCGAGGTCACCGGTATCACCGGCGCCGGCACGGAGATCGTGAAGGTGGCGGGCAATCTGCACCAGGTCGGCAACTTTGTGGAGGGTACGTTCAACCCCTCGACAAAGGCATTCACCGCCAAGAGCGAGTAAGGAGAGCGCGGGATGAAGAAGATCTCTCTGACATTCAAAAAGCCGCAGATCTCCATCAACGGCGAGATTTTCGACGTTTCGCGTTCGGATGCCGCCATTATCCGGGATCTTCTGGAACTTGACCGGCGATTCGAGGGCGCGGATATGAACGACCCGGGCAGCGTTCTGGAAAAGAACGAGGCGATGCTCGCGTACATCGACCGGCTGCTCGGCACCGGCGCGGTGGAGAGGATCCTCGCCGGTGTCAAGGGCATGGATGGGTTTGATCTCGGCCTTGCCGGCATCGGCGAGCTGACCGCGCAGATCGCCCGGCTCGCGGGCGCGGCTTACGCGGAGAGCATCCGCGCAAAGTACGATGATTGATTTTTCTTTGTCCCGCACGAAGAAAAAGGCGCTGCCCGACACCGTGGAGGTGGACGGCAGCGTCTACGATATCCGGCCGGGATTCCGGAATATCCTCAAGATCCTCCGGCTGCAGAACGATCCGGACGTGCTGGACGGACACAAGGCAGAGCTGCTTCGCCGGTGGTTTTTTGACGGCGAAGCGCCGGAAGCGTGGGCGGAAGCGTTCGGGCATTTCGTCCGTGCCGGCGACGAGCCGGAGCTGCCTGCCGGTGAGCGGGACTTCGATTATGAGTTTGACGCGCCGGAGATCTATGCTTCGTTCCGGCAGCTGTACGGCATCGATCTCATGGATGAGGATCTGCACTGGTGGCAGTTCCGCGCGCTGCTCGGCGGCTGCTTTCTCTGCCGCTGCGCGCTGTCGGAGAAGATCCGGCTGCGGCATCTGGACGTTTCCAAGTGCGAGGACAAAGCGGCGGCGCAGCGGGCGAAGGATGCCGCGGCGATCCCGGACGCCGTCGGAATCGACGAACGGCTGCTCACCGAGCAGGTGCGTGAGCGGCTGCTGCGCGGGGAATCCATCGAGGATCTTATCCGTTCCGAAGGAGATGCATTATGAGCGACGGGACACTTTCTTTTGACACCAAAATCGACAGCAGCGGATTCAGCCGGGGCGCAAGCGAGCTCAAAAGTCTGGCGACTAAGGCCATCGCCGGGATTGGTATTGCGATCTCCGGTAAAGCGATCGCCGATACGATCATCAACATTACCAAGCGGTCTGTTGAGCTCGCGTCCGATCTGCAGGAAGTGCAGAACGTAGTCGATGTCACGTTCGGCGACGGCGCCGATACGATCAACAAATGGGCGAAGGGCGCGTCAACGGCCTTCGGCATTACGGAGCTTTCGGCGCTGCAGTACACCGGCACCATGGGCGCCATGCTCAAGAGCATGGGACTTTCCGGCGACGCGGTGCGGCAGATGTCCACCGATCTTACAGGGCTCGCCGGGGACTTCGCCTCATTTTTCAACATCACGAGCGACGAGGCGTTTGCCAAAATCCGCTCCGGCATTTCCGGCGAGACCGAGCCGCTCAAGCAGCTCGGCATCAACATGAGCGTCGCCAACATGGAAGCCTACGCCATGGCGCAGGGCATCGACAAGGCGTATTCCTCCATGACGCAGGCAGAGCAGGCGACGCTGCGGTATAACTATCTGCTCAGCGTTTCGGCGGACGCGCAGGGCGACTTTGCCCGCACCGCCAGCACGAGCTTTGCGAACGCCTCGCGCATCACGGAGCTGAACATCCAGAACATCGGCGCCGCCATCGGCAAGGAACTGATCCCCGCAGCGACCCGCGCGCAGAAGGCGGTCGGAGGCTTCGCGGCGGATCTGGCGGAGGCTATGAACAGCGGCGGCATCCGCGGCGGGGTCGAGTACATCAAGACCGAATATCCCGCGGCGACGGCGGTAGTGAGCGGCCTTGCGGCGGCGTATGGGTCGTTTGCCATTATCAAGACCGTAGTTTCGTCTGTTAATTCGCTCAGCGCGGCGCAAAGAACGCTTACGCTTTGGCTCGAGGCCGGAACGGCGGCAGAACTGATGGAAGCGGGGGCACTGACGGCAAAAGAAACCATTCTCGGCGTGCTGACCGGAAAAATTACTATGGCCTCCGCGGCGCAGGCCCTTTTTAACGCTACGGTAAAAGCGAATCCGTATGTAGCGGCAGCCGTGGCTATCGGCGCCCTTGTTGCCGGCGCTGTAGCGCTGCAGAAGGCTTATGTGAAGGCGAACCCTGCGCTGCGAGAGGCGCAGAAAAACACGCTTGCGCTCAATCGCTCCATGGAGGATCTGGCACAGACACAGAAGGATTCTGCGGCTGCCTATCAAAGCAGCATCGACGACATTGAGAGCAATGCTCTTGCGGCGGAGAAGCTCGTCGGAAAGCTGAAGGAGCTCTCCGGCGGATACACCGGCACGGTCAACGAGCAGCGGCTCATGCAGACGATCTGTGATGAGCTGAACGGCTCGGTGGACGGACTGAATGTGTCCTTCGACGCGCAGACCGGCGCACTCAACATGTCCACGGACGCCATGAGCGACCACATCGCCAAAATGAAGGAATCCGCGCAAGTAACGGCCTCCATGGAACGGTACACGCAGCTGCTCAAGGAACAGGCCGAGGCGGAGTATAACCTGTATATCGCGGAGAGAAACCGCACCGCTGCGCAGGCGGCCTACTCCGAAAACGATGTCGGTACCTGGGGTACGGCCCTGAAGGCAAACGAGGCGTGGAGCCAGGCAAAGCTGGCGGCGGACGACGCTGCAGCCGCGGTAGCCGATTACGAGGGATACATGGCTGATGCCGGCATTACGGCGCAGAGTACAGCAGCCGCCGTCGATGACACTGCGGATGCGCTGGACGCCAGTGCGGAAGCCGCTGAGCGGGTTGTTCTTGGCGGGTATGATGTGACGGATGTGCTGGAATCTATCGGCATGAGCGCGGATGAAGCATCCGAACGGCTCGATACTTTTACAGATGCCGCGACCAACATGTTCGAGAAGATCAACACGAAGTCCGACATTTCCGTGAAGGATATGATAAAGAACCTGCAGCACAACACGCAGGCGATGGAGGACTGGGGCAATAACATTGCCCAACTCGGCGGCCAGCTGCCGTCCGATCTTCTGCAGCCGCTGATCGACCAGGGGCCGGAGAAAATGGCGGGCGTTATGGCCGAGCTGGCAAAGTCAACGCCGGAGCAGCTCTCGGCGCTGTCGCAGGCTTTTTCCGATGGCGGCGACGCCGCGGCGCAGGCGTGGCTCCAGTCTCTCGGCGCCGTGGCCGAAACGGAGGAAAACCCCGTGGCGGACGCGGCGGAGAAGATCGCCGCTGACACCCGTCTGACCGAAGCGGTCGAAGGACAGGTCACGGCGGCCACGACGGCGCTGGGCGCGATGGAGGGGAATTTCACCACCATCGGCGCGCAGGCAGTGCAGGGTCTCATCAACGGCCTTGCCTCAAAGAGCGGAGCGCTTGAAGGTCAGATGCGTGCGCTTGCTGCGATCATGACCCGGACGTTTACCGTGACGCTGCGGATCCAGAGCCCTTCCAAGGTGTTCCGGTCTTATGGCGCTTTTATCTCCGAAGGTCTTGCCGACGGCATCCGAAGCGAGCTTGACGGCGTGAAGCATGCCTCACTGGACGCTGCTGCAGCGTCGCAGAGCGGCTTTGCGGATGCCCCGTATTTGACCAATACATCGGCGGTCCGCGAGACAAAGAGCACACGCAGCGCGGCTGCCGCGACGCCGGCGGCGCCGGTCGTGCAGAACATCTATGTGCAGAAGCAGTCCCCGGCACAGATGCTGCGCGAGGCGAAATTTTTGCAGGAAAGGGCGGTGCTGATCGGTGTTTGATCTGCGCGTCGTCAGCGGGAACACCTCGCTGAAAATGGGACATCGGCAGTCCGTTTATAAGATCACAACGCTCACCGGAATCGACGGCATCCCGGTGAGCGTTGTTACATCGCAGGGCTTTGAGCAGGTGGGGGAGTCTGTGGACAGCATGTCCGTCGGCTCGCGTCAGATCGGCCTTATCGGCCGGATCGACAACTTTACCGGCGAACAGCTGCAGGCGCTGAATACGGCGTTTCTCCCGATGACGACCGTCCGGCTCTACTTCGAGGAAAAGTACTGGATCGACGCGGTCATCAAGGAGGCGCCGGTGTTTACCTACAGCCTGCGGACGGTGCTCTTTGCCGTGCAGCTGCTGGCGCCGTATCCGTATTGGAAGAGCGTCAAAGAGCACTATTACAAACTCGGCGGCTCGACCGGCGGCTTTAATTTTCCGGTATCCTACGATACGCCGCACAATTTTGAGCAGTTCAACGAGACGCTGTTTCTCAACTGCGTCAACCGCGGAAACACCAGAGTGGATTACAGCGCGGAGATCCGATGCACGTCCGGACAGGCCGCCAACATCACGCTCACGAACGCCGGAAACCAGAAATTCATCGCCGTCAAGACGACGCTTACGGCGGCGGACACCGTGCGGATCTTCCGCGAGAATAACATCCTTCGCGTGACGAAGGAGACCGCCGGCCAGACATCGGACATTTTCAGCGCGCTGGACGAAGATTCCAATCTGTTCTTCATGGACGTCGGCGACAACGTGATCCGGGCGGACAAGGAGAGCGGAGACGGACGTCTGGCGGTCGTGATCCGGTTTTGCGACACGGTCGCGGGGGTGCGCTATGGCATTTAACATCTACGACGAATCGCTTACCCGCGTGGGCGAGATCCGTACGGTCATCTCGTCCACCTGGGAAGAAAAATTCGCGGACAAGGGAATATGCCAGCTCGTCGTGGCGAACTCCGAGGCGGCATCGAAACTGCTGCTGCCGGGGCGTTTCGTAGGAAAAAACGATAAGTCTACGCTCTGGCAGATCAAGACGAAGGAAAAGCGCGAGGGAGAGCTGTGGATCAACGGCTTCACGGCAAACTATTCGCTGCTGGACGACCGCGTATACGACGGCATCCACACGTCCAATGTCGTGGCGGACGACCTTCGCGCGGCAGTCATCGGAAAACGCGCGCCGGGCATCGTTGCGCTGGCTGCGGACCGCGAACTGACCGGCTCCGTCGTTTCCGAGCACACATACCCCACACTGTTCGAGCTTTCCAAGGACCTGTGCGGCTTCCGGTTCGTCCACGACCGAGCCGCGAAGAAACTGCTTTTTGACGTCTTCGCCGGGCAGGAGCAGTCAAACGCCAAGTTTTCCGAGGCGTTCGGCAATCTGGCAAATCTTGTCCTGCAGCAGTCCGACGCGGATTTTAAAAACGTTGCCTTTGTCGGCGGCGAAGGGGATGGCAGCGAGCGGATATTCGTTGTGTGCGGCGATACGACGGCCGAAGGGCTTGCCCGGCATGAGCTCTTCGTCGATGCGCGGGATCTTCGCAAGGAGAACGGGCAGA